CTAGTGGTTTTGCTTTTCAAAAAGGTCAACTTCCTAGACCACAATTGACGATTAGCAATGCATTGTCTTTGATCAGTGCTGTAATGTTAGAGGTTAATCTAATAACTGCGGGTAATGATTTAACAGGTGCAAAAGTAACAAGAATTAGGACATTAGCTAAATTTTTAGATGAAGAAAACTTTGCATCTTTTGGTTTATTTGATCAGGAAGATGATTCAGGTTTTATTGGTTTAGAAGATAGTGATTTGTTTGCACAAGAATCTGTTACTCCTGGGACTCCTGCTAATAATGAATTTCCAAGGGAAGTTTATTATATAGATAGAAAAGTTATAGAGAATAGAGATGTTGTTACTTTTGAACTAGCAAGTATTACTGATTTAGCAGGGATGAGATTACCTAAACGTCAATGTACTAGGGATCTTTTCCCTTCTATCGGTACATTTATGTAATGGGTTGGAGAGTTAAAGCGTTACAACACGCAAAAAAAGAAGATCCAAGAGAATCTGTTGGATTGTTATTGAATGTTAAAGGCAAAAAGATTTATTATGCTTGTCGTAATTTAGTTAGTGAATCATCTAGTTATTCTCAACAATGTTTTATTTTAGATCCTCAAGATTATGCAAAAGCAGAGGATTTAGGACAAATAGTTAGCGTTATACATTCACATCCAACAACTCCAGCAGTTGCAAGTGAAGCGGATAGGGTTAGTTGTGAAGCAGGTAGTTTGCCTTGGCACATTGTTAATCCTAAAACTGAACAATGGGGATATTACGAACCAACAGGCTACAAGTCACCATTAAAAGGAAGACCTTGGTGTTGGGGCGTTACTGATTGCCTTAGCTTAATAACTGATTGGTATCAAGAAGAGAAGGGGATTACTTTAAATAAAGCGACAAGACCTTTAACCCCTGAAGAATTTGTAGATAATCCCGTATCAAAAGAAGATGGTAATTTTGATAATTATTTAACTACAGCAGGATTTCGTTTATTAAAACCAAATGAAAAATTAGAGAATGGGGATGTGTTATTGATGTCGATTATGGGTAAAGGTTTGAACCATGTTGCAATATTTTTAAATGGGGAGGTTTTACATCATTTAGCAGATCGTTTAAGTTGTCAGGAACCATATTCAGAATGGTTGTTAAAATGTACGGGAGGGAGGTATCGCTATGCTCAAGACAATTAAATTATATGGTGATTTAAAAGAGATCACAGGACATAGTGAATTAGATGCTCATGTAAATAGTGTTGGAGATTGCATGAGGTTTTTACTAATGAATTGGCCTCAATTAGAAAGTCACATGAATGAAAGATATTATCAAGTTTTGACAGATGGAAGTGAGATGGGAGAAGAAGAGGTTCATTATCCAGTAGCAGAAGAGATAAAGATTGTTCCTGTAATAACTGGAGCAGGAGGAGGAGTTGGAAAATTTTTAATTGGAGCTTTTTTGATTGCGGGAGCGTTCATGGTTCCAGGCGGTTTTGCTCTATCGGCAGGGCTAAAAGCTGGTTTTGTAGCAAAGGGAGCAACGGTGGCTTGGTGGGCAAAAAGCATGGCTTATCTTGGTGGATACCTTGCTTTAACTGGAGTATCGGAAATGTTATTTCCTATGCCTGAACCTCCTAAATTTGAAAACGATCAAGATCCACGTATCTCATTCAATTTTGGTGGAACGCCTAATACTTCAAGAGCAGGAACAACACTTCCAGTTGTATATGGAGAAATTTTTACAGGTTCAACAGTGATTAGTATGGATGTAACAACTGATCAGGTTAGAGGATGACTGATGTAATAAGAGGCTCTTTTGGCGGCCCAAAGCCACCGAAGAAACCAACCCGTGCGCCTGATACTTTAAATAGTAGGTCGTATGTAACGATCCAAGACTTAATTAGCGAAGGTGAGATTGAAGGATGGGCTACTGCTGCAAAGGAAGGAGCAACAAAAGGCTCAATGACTTATAACACTGCTGCTTTAAAGGATATTTATTTAGACAATACTCCGATTCTTCAGCCAGATGCTAATTCTGCTAATCCTCAAGCAACAGATTATAACTACCAAAATGTAACATTTAGCCCTCGTTTTGGAACGTCTAATCAAACACATATCCCAGGAATACAGCAGTCATCTAGTCCGATTGCAGGTTTTCCTAGATCGTGTACTGTTGCCAATGGTGGTGTTACTCAACAAATCACCACAACTACTGTTGATGCTGTTCGAGTTACAGTTACTTTTCCAGCAATACAAGAATCAACAGAAGATGGTGATTTGTTGGGTAGCAGGGTTAAATTAAAAATACAAGTTCAATACAATTCAGGTGGTTTTTCTGACGTTATTACAGATACAGTTACAGGTCGTACAGGTGATGCTTATTCAAAAGATTACAGAGTAACGCTAGACGGAGCTTTTCCTGTCGATGTAAAAGTAGTTCGTATAACTGCTGATAGCACTGATGCCTCCTTAGTTAATGCTTTCGTTGTCTCAGGGATGCAAGAGTTAGTTGATGACAAACAAACTTATGCCAACAGTGCGTATGCCGCTATTACTCTTGATAGTAAAGTAGTTAGCAATATTCCAAACAGAAAACATAGAATTAGAGGTGTAAAAATAAGGATTCCAGGTGCAGGAGCATCGGGTTCTGGAACGCCAACTGTTGATAATAATACAGGCAGGATTGTATATCCAAGTGGTTATATATTTAATGGCACTATGGCTGCGGCTCAATGGTGTTCATGTCCTGCGATGATTTTACTAGACATGCTTACAACAACAAGATATGGATTAGGAGATCATGTAAGTGATAGCAATTTAGACTTATTTAGTTTCGTTAATGCTTCTAAATTTGCAAATGAGTTAGTTGATGATGGATTTGGAGGAACAGAAGCAAGATTTAGTTGTAATGTAAATATTTTATCAGCAGGAGAAGCTTTCACTCTTATTGAACAATTATGTGGAGTAATGCGTTGTATGCCTATTTGGAGTGCAGGGCAGATTTCTCTTGCACAAGATAAACCTACTGATTCGAGTTTCTTATTTAGTCTTGCAAATGTCACTGAGGAAGGATTTTCTTATAGTGGTTCGTCATTAAAAACAAGACATTCTGTAGTAGCTGTTAGTTACTACAATATGGATTCAAGAGAAATAGATTATGAAGTTGTAGAAGATAGTGTTGCTAAGGCCAAGTTAGGAATCGTGAAAAAAGATGTGAGAGCTTTTGCTTGTACGAGTAGGGGGCAAGCACAGAGGATGGGGAAAGCAATACTTTTTGCTGAACAAAACGAGTCAGAAGTGGTTGGTTTTACAACATCTGTTGATGCAGGAGTAACAATCAGACCTGGAACAGTAATAGATATAAATGATCCAGTTCGTAGTGGTGCAAGGAGATCTGGTCGTATAAAAACTGCAACTACAACTGCAATTACTGTTGATGATTTACAAGATATTTCAACATTTACAGGGGCAAATCAAAAATGTAGTGTTCAAATGCCTGATAATTCTGTAGAAACAAAAAACGTTTTAAGTGTTACTAGCGGTGTAATTAATTTAGATTCTGCTTTATCTGAAGTTCCCAATGTTAATTCAATTTGGTTTTTAGTTAGTGACACAATTGAAGCTCAAAAGTTTAGAGTAATAACAGTTGAGGAAACAAATGGAATTAACTATAATGTTACAGCGTTATCATATAGACCAAATAAATACGCCAATATTGAAGATGGTTTAGCTTTACCTGCAAGAAATGTTTCAATATTAAATGCACCAGCAGAACCACCAACTTCTATTACATTTGAAGAAAAAACTGTTGTAAGGAATGGTGTTGCAATTTCAAGATTATTTGTAACTTGGGTTCCTGTTAATGGTGTTACTCAATATTTAGTTCAATACAGACATAGGAATGGAAACTATGAGAGTTCAGTTGTATTTAGACCTGATATTCAAATAGATAACAGTCAAGCTGGAGCGTATGAATTTCAAATATTTTCTTTTAATGCTTTATTAGAAACTTCTCCTACATCGCTGGATGCAACCTTTAACGCACAAGGTAAAACAGAGTTGCCAGCTAATGTTCAAAATTTAACAGCAGAACCAATAGGAAATAATTTACTAAGACTTAGATGGGATAAATCAACTGATGCTGATGTTTTACATGGAGGAAGAGTTTATGTAAGGCACTCTAATAAGACTGATGGATCGGGTACTTTTGCAGGTTCAGTTGATCTCGTTAATGCACTAGCAGGAACAACTTCTGAAGCCGTAGTCCCTAGTTTAGAAGGTGAGTACATTTTAAAATTCCAAGACGATGGAGGGCGTTTCTCAGCAGGGGAAACAAGCATCATTATTGATCTTCCAGATGTAGGTCAGTCATTAACTGCTCAAGGTATGCAATCAAGAGAAGATTTATTAGGTACACCGTTTAGCGGAAGCAAAACAAATGTGACTTTCTCTAGTGGTGCTTTACAGCTAACAGATCCAGCAGCGAATCAAACAGGAACTTATGAATTTGCAGATACTTTGGATTTAGGTGGAGTATTTACTCTGACTTTAAAAAGACATATTCAAAGTTTAGGTGTCCTAGTCGGAAGCAATATTGATTCTTGGGCTGATGTCGATAGTGTTTCAAATTTCGATGGAGATCCAGCAAACGATACTGATTGCCAAGTCTTTGTAAAAACAAGTACCGATGCTGCAAGTTATGGTTCGTTTAATGTCTTTGCAAACGGTGAATTTAAAGCAAGAGCATTTCAATTTAAGGCAAATCTTATAACGACAAATACGAACCAGAATGTCAATGTTCAGCAGTTAGGTTATACAGCGATATTGCCTTCTAGGACAGAGCAAAGTACAACAACAATTGCTTCAGGAACAACTGCTGGAGGTAAAACTATTACGTTTGCGAAACCATTCTTTGTTGGAACGGCAAGTTTAGGAGGTGCTAATTCTTATTTACCTGCTATTGGTATTACTGCACAAAATATGGCAACAGGTGATTACTTTACGATTACGAGTGTTTCAGGTACAGGCTTCACTGTTAAGTTCTTAGCAAGTAATGGTTCAACAGTTCTTGATAGAAATTTCACATACCAAGCTGTTGGATTCGGCAAAGGGGTATAGAATAGTTCAAAACGTAAAAACGTAGTGTCGCAGGTCACAAATTACACAGTTGAAAATGCCGCAGGTAATGTAGTTCGTGCTGACATTAACAGTATTCTTGATGCGATAAAAACCAACAATAGCGGTGGTTCAGACCCTAGTAATCCTGTGAAATTTATGTTTCACGGGAAATCGAGTAATGATAAATTAGAAATTTATGACGGGTCAAATTTTAGAGAGATAGGTGATGTTGGAGAAGACAATTTAGGCTTATTGCTCAGATCAGGTGGCACGATGACTGGTGTTATCTTGGCTGATGATGCTTCAGGAGCAAGTACACCTGCATTAGCGTTTGATGGAGATGCCGATACAGGAATATTTAGAAAAGCAGCAAATACAATTGGCTTATCAACTGCTGGAACAGAAAGAGCAATTATTGATAGTAACGGTATAACGATCCAAGCTCAAGGAGATATAAGACTTGCAGATTCAGATAGTAGTCATTTTGTAGCGTTACAAGCTGCTTCAACTGTTAGTTCAAGTCTTACTTTTACTCTCCCATCGGCTGATGGTTCTAGTGGGCAACTACTTCAAACAAATGGATCGGGTGTTCTCTCATTTTCAACTGTTAATGGTGTTCCATCTGGTGCAGTCTTTTGTTTAGCAGTTGCAACTGTTCCATCTGGGTACTTGGAATGTAATGGAGCTTCTGTTAGTCGATCTACTTACGCTGCTTTATTTGCCATTATTGGTACGGCTTATGGGTCGGCAAGTGGTACAACCTTTAACCTCCCTGATTTAAGAGGTGAATTTGTTAGAGGTTTTGATAATGGTCGAGGTGTTGATTCTGGTCGATCTGTAGCAAGTTCTCAGTCAGGTCAAAACGAATCTCATACTCACGCTGCAACGGTTACTGATCCTGGTCACAACCATGCGTTCTCTGCTGCGAAATCAATTGGTGGTCATACAGATGATGGTGGCGCACCAGATGAAAGATCAAAGACTCAAGATTTAACAACTGGAAGTAAAGTGACAGGGGTAACTGTTTCAAACGCTTCCACTGGAGGGAATGAAACAAGACCTCGTAACATAGCAATGATGTACGTCATCAAAACATAAATGGCAAATCGTAAGATCTCGGAATTTACAGCCTTAACGGCTCCAGCATCGGGTGATACCTTTGCAATTCTTGATGTAGATGCTAGTGGTTCGGAACAAAATAAAAAGATTACTTATGCAAATGTTTTAGGTAAAGCTCCAGACGGTAGTGCCTCTGCTCCAGCTTTTAGTTTTAACTCAGATACAAACTCAGGAATTAGTGGCGGTTCAGATACTCTTGTTTTAAGTACAGGTGGGACGGCTGCTATCTCTGTTGATAGCTCTCAAAATGTAACTTTAAGCGCAAATTT